CGCGCATCCTACGCAGTATAGCTACCGTATGCATGACACGTCACACAAGGGAGTGCTCCCGGGGACCGACATCAGATGGGACGCACGAACCGACCGTGGTAGCAGAAAATTGCTAGCCAAGGTTGGTCAGTGCGTCCCCGACTTAGTTGTCCCCCCCCGTGAGCGCTCCCTTGTGTGACGTGTCATTATGTTATGGACCTGGCTACGGACGCCAGATCAGCCTCAGGTACAGGCAGGACCTCACCGCCCGAGAGGTAGTCATACGCGCGGCGTGTTGCAACGGACATCGCGTCCATGAAAGCACGGTGATACGGATCCCCCCTCTCAGGAATGACGAGTTCCCCTTCCCAATCGGCGTTGCGCACAGCGGTCATGAATGCCGTGGTCTCTATGGTTTGAACAGTGTCCTCGAAGTCTGGATCACCTGCACCGAACAACTCAACCGAGAAATTGCCGTTGTGCGCATAAGCTGACCGTGTTTTAACGAGACGGGCGCCAGCCATCCCCACCAACTCGACGGTATCACGGAGGCCATGGGCAAACCCGACACAATTGTGGCAGGTGTACTCGAAGGCACCGTTGCACTCGATGGCGTGGGCGACCTCCGAGCGCCTGGCATGGGCCGCGCAGAGGTTGGGTAGGATGAAGTCAGCAGTGCCGAAGGTTAGAGCCCCGGAGAGCACATGGGGAGCAAGGGCTCGCGCGACAGAGTTGGCGTCGGCACAAGTCTGGGTCGATGGTTTGCCACTAAAAGGGGAGCCGCCACCGACATAACACACGGCGCCCTGGCCGGAAGCGGTGTAGAACTCATACAGCAGCTCCACTCGGTCGGAAATTGAGAGACCCGTGGGGTAGGGCAGCCGGATTATCCTGGGAAGGCCGCGGGCCTCGGCGGAGGCCAGGAGCACGAGGTAACTGGAATCGGACGCCCCAATTGGCGCAGCCCCGGGTATGTCCACGCTGGCGGTACCAATGTCGACGGCAATGTCAACCTTGGAGACCGCCATTGCAGCAATCACGACGTCGGGGTTGAGGTCACCCTCCCAGTGGACGGCTAAGAGCTGCTTGCCCAGGTCGACTTCGCGGTGGCGCAGGTATGCGACGGTCTCTTGACACCTAGCCACACAAGCCAGCGTGTTGCGCTCTTCATCGCCCCGGGCTCGCATCACCAGACCAAGGCAGGGGGGTTTGTTGTATCCGTCACCGAACCCGATGTCGTCCCTGTGGTCTCGCGTCGCGAGGAGCGTGCGCGCGAAGAGCACTAACAGACCAGTCTCGTCAACCTCCTCGGCATCGCGAAACTCAGCGTACTCTCGACAGGCCGTAATGTCCGGCGCGGCAAGCGCACTCCTGACCCGGGCGAGCTCGAGGAGCGTGTCCTCGGACCCACGACAATGGACATACGAGAAAGCCACAAGCACATGCTTGGTGCGCGTGGCGATGTCGTACGCCCGCCGCCCATGCCGGTCGACGAACGCCAGCTGCAAGGGGTCATACCTGTGTGAATGCAAGATCGCTATCGCCGGCTCAAGAATGGCCCTCACCGCCTGCAAGCCCGCCCTCGCCTCATAGGTCAGAGCAGTTTGCCCCCGCCGCACCGCCACCGCCTCAAGACGCGCACGATTGGGCTCACGCACGTAGTGCGCAAGCAATGCCAAGCACGCCTGTTTTGACAAGCACCATGGCGAGACGAAGAAGCGCCTCACACCAGTCTGCTCCTCCACCCAAGACGCCGCAACAGCCCTACGTGACCTCCTCAGCTGCAACCCGTCGTCGACCATCCTATCTATAAACCCCGTCTTCCGCAGCAAGTCAATGGACGTAGTCGCCAAGGAGATGTTGTCGTAACCCGCCGACACCAAGCTCTCTAGCGCGACGAACTCAACAGCGCTATGACCCGCGAGCTGCGCAGCACTGGCCGTGTTACGAACGAGGTCATTAGTGGCACTCGCCCTGGCGGACTTGTCCCACGCCGCATCGGCCGTCGACATCGCATTGACCAGGTCCGCGACGTCCTCATAACGCTCCGGTTCTAGCCTCATGAACACCTCCACCAACTCCTCCCTCTTCTCAATCACGTGTCCAACCACCCTTCCGTACGCAGGGTACGGGCTGGACGCCATCCAGTTAATGTATGCCTCCACCTCAGGCCGCGTAATGTCTTGATGCGCCGTTGGGTCGGGGAAACAGTGGAAAATGGTAGATGCAACCAGGAGAGTATCAGCATGCGCTGAAAGCACAAGTGACCGCAGACGTGCTAGGTTTCCGGCCATTGTACGACTCACTTGGGGGTACCTACAAACGTCACAACAAGCGAGATATTTCTAATGTTTTCC